TTTGGCTATGTAAAAGAAGTTGATGGTAAGATTGTTGGTGCGCCGCCAGCATGGATGCGAGTAAATGAAGACTATTATCTTAAATATGCACAGAAGTTGATGCTAGTTAATGCAATAGATACATTTACAAAATCACAAGCTTATATAGGAAATCTAGATAGATATCTAAGAAACAAATATAATATGGGATTTATGGAGTTTACTAGACAGTCTGACGTAGATCTTAGAAAACAAATCAGTTCTCAAGAGTTTTTTGAAATGACAGCAGAGGTAACTGATAGAACACTTGAAGATATCTTTACTAAAAGTTACCAGAAAGCAGGACTACCTGTTGGAATGCAAGAGATAGCTACTGCACTTGAAAAGGTAGGTGATATACCAGGTTTAGGTACACTTCTACCTTTTGGTAAATTTATGAATAATACTCTAGCTTTATTGTATGATGGTCTAGGTGGTGGTAGCGTTAATTGGATGGCAAAAGTTGCTAAGTATGGAATGAATGCTAGATCAATGAACATACCTAAAGGGGCAGATATATTTGGTAGTTTGCAAGATCAACGAAGAGTAGCAAAAGGTTTTGCAGCAGGTGGTCCAGCTCTTTTAGCGGTATCTGCATTAGGTTCAGACGAAGAAGGTGAAGATAATTGGTGGGAGTCTACTGTAAGAGGGGCTATGCGATTATCAGCAATCGGTCAATGTGTTATACGAGATCAAGAAAAGATAGAGCAAGGACTTGCATGGGATCAAGAAATAATTGATGGTAAATTAGTATCAATTAGATATATGTTTCCATTGTCTAACTGTGCTATTTTAGGAAGAGCATATAATATAAAGAAAGGATTTAACATAAACGAAGAAACAGGCGAAAGAAGTACAGTCACTTCTTATACACCTGAATTTAAATCCGATCTTGCTGATCAATTTGTATTAGGTCAAATAACTAGAAATGCAAAATCTGTTATGAATCTTAGGGCAGTAATTGAAGATGCCTTAGATTTTCAAAATAAATCATGGGAAGAGATCATAACTAAAACAATGACAACTATTCCACAAAACTTAGCTACAGGATATACTAGACCTTATGGTGATGCATTTCAAAAGTTATCTACATACTATTTAGGAGAAGATGATGTTAAGTTAAAAGTTCCTAATAAAGCATCTTATCAAGCTATGGTATTTGGACTTACTAGGTATACAAGTAATTTAATAAGAAGTCTTACAGGTGAAAAAGAAATACTAGGTGCAGTTGAAGATAGAACTCCTTTTAGGGCAGATGCAACATATACATCTGGTGGTTGGTATGATTTGTTAGGTATGAAAAGTCAAGGTAGAATGACCTACATGGAACAACTACTTAATAAAACAAATCTACAAGGATGGAAGCAACAAAGTAAATACAAAAGTTCTTTTAGAGATGCAGATGTCTATATGAATAGATTAGTTGCACCTCGTCTAGAACATGCTGCTTATACACTTTTACATGACGATGAATGGAATAAAGCATCTCAAGATGATAAAACAAAAATGGTTCAAAATATGATATCTGATACAATGACTAGTGTATTAAACGAAACTATAAATGGTTCAGTCTTAACTAATCAAGATTTCTCATTTGAAAAAGAAGGATTAGGAACAGAAGCATTTGCACAAAGATTAAGATTAGTAATGGAGATAGCTAAATTAAACAAAAGAGATTTTACTGAAACCATTCAAAACTTTAATAAAAGTTATGATAAAGACTTAGATGTAAATATTAAGTTAAAAGATTTAGAAGAATTATCAACTATGGATTTAATGGAGATGATTAATATATCAAAGAGCGTAAAAGATAAACGTCCTTAAAAAAAAAGGGGGCAGTAAATTAATACCACCCCCACAGAGTTGACCACACAGCTACGATTGATTACAATAAGGAAAGCAACCAATCTAATTATTAATATATATTAACTTTTCTAATTTGTCAAGTTCTTTTTTAATATTTTTTACAAGTAATTTTATTTCTTCAACCTTAACATTAATCTTTCGTTCCTTAATGAAATCTTCTGCTTCCTTTTCTATGTTCATGTTTCTGTACCTTTTTTAACTGCTCAAAGTAAGCTTTATTAAATCCTCGTTCCCACTCTTTATTTCTGTAAGTATTCATATTATAAGGATTTGTTAAATTGCCTTTCCAAAATGCTTTGTAACCCTTATCAACTATGTTCATTCTTTGAACTCCTTTAAGTAATTGTATGCTCTTTGTATCGTGTCTAGATTGTCGCCTAGCATACCTAGTGCTGTATTACAGCAATGGCACAACCAACCTCTAAAGACCTTTTTTTCGTGATCGTGATCTAAAACAAATGAACCCATTCGGCTTGATCTATGTAAAGATATTTGTTGTTTATTTTTTTGACAGATTGGGCAAACATGCTCAGATGTTAATGGGGGAGCAGTTTTTTTTAGCTCTTGTACTGTACGTCTACTTTCTCCTCTACATTGTTTACATTGTGGTCTTCTCCATGTGGTAGATCCAGAAAACCATTCAAATGCTTCTTGTGGTAGGTATTTGTTACATTTAATGCAAGTCTTACCATCTTCTACATCCGTAGGTAGCTCTTCAAAAAGATCATATTGCATTTAAGCACCAATATCAACAACTTCACATGAATCTCCACTACAAGCAAATGTCTGACTAGAAGAGGTGGTATCCTCTTTCTCAAAGTCCTTTAACAAGCTCCAATCTATTCTAGATGGGGCTTTTTTTATTGCTTCTTCATATTCTTCTTTAGTGCATTCACTATAGGGTGCTTGTTGATATACGTGATCATCTTTAGGAAAGAAAGATACACCTGACATTTCATCAAAGTGTTTGTAAACAAATGCACCAACTTCTGCCCACTCGTGATCTCTAACATAAACAGAACAACTAGGCTTATGCTCACACCAATATCTTTGATACGTTAGCCATAACTCTAGCTGATCTAAAGCAGATACATTAGATACATTTGCAGATGTACGAGGTGACTTAAATGGAAAACTAAACACAGTATTCTCATTAGGCTTACTTACACAAGGCTCATTAGGAACACCTTGTTCTTTCATAAACTGTGTAAGTGGATCGTGATTACTACCTCTTACAGTTCTTATGTAGTACTCTGAATATCTAGGATGTATTCCACTAGCTGAATCACAAAGTTGAGATACTGTACCACTAGGCTTAACACAAGTAATTGCAGTTGATTGTGGTATACCGAACTTATCAGCATAAACTTTATTTGTATCAATAGCCACTTGTTTTAACTCTTGTAATATATGTTTCAAATCATATGTAGAACTAGTCAATCCATTATCCATAATACCTGTAAGACTAACACCTAACAATCTTTCTTCTTCTGTGTTATCTGTCCACACTTTTCTTAGATATGGAAACTTAGTCAATGTCGCCTGTGCTGTGCCTAGAATCGTTGCTAGTCGCACCTTTCTCGCTAGGTCATCAGAGGTATCTTTATCACGAACTACCACCTCTGTGAGGTTACAAAACTGATATGGACGCAGTATGATCTCAGAGCATGGATTACATCCAAAATCTATGTCTGATGTGCGTCTTCCATTCTTCTCAGCTTGCTTTTGTGCGGCAACTCTATTGAATATACCACGTTCACCTGACTTAGACTCAACAAGTGAAGTCCACTCTCGTAAGAATGTAGCACCATCAGGCTTGTCTGTGTAGACAACACTATTATTAGCCATACTCATGTGTGGTGCAGTTTCATAAAACTTACCTGACTTAGCATGACGCATTCTTATATCAGACAAATTAGACAAACTAATCATAGCTGACCGACGTACTCCACCTGATACAACTACATCACCAACTTTACACATTAAACTGTGGCACTCATATGAATTAAGTTTGCGTCCTTTAGCATTTTCAAATGTATTGATAGCAAATTGAAACAGTTGCACTAAAGGTCCGGGTCCAGATGCAGTACCACCAAATGTCTTTAACCTTGATCCCGCAGGACGTACCTTTGATACATCGTATATAGGTATTTCACCTGCATATAAAAGTGAAATCAATACTCGTAACGATTTTGCCCAACCCTCTTTACTATCTTTAACTTTAATACATGTATCTGACTTATATAATTTATTAGGAACATCAGGTAACTTTTCTACATACTGTCTTTCCACACTAAAGCCAACACCTGTACCACACAGTAATATGTACATAGCTTCATCGAATGATTTGGGATCATCAACAGGCAAGTAAGCACAGTTGTATCCCGCAGTATTGTCACGATCAAGTGCGACACCCGCAGTCATTAATGCTCTCATAGATGGCATTACTTGTAGGCTATGTATCGCTTCCCACAGATACCCTTTAGTAGCATTGTCAATATTAATTTTGCTACATAAGTAATCCATGTACCTTGATACTGTTTCTGTCCATGTTTCTCTTCTGTTTTCTTCAGCAATCCATCTTGCATAGCGAGAAACAGCTATGAAGTTTTGGTAATCAGTTGGTAGTGCGTTTGTCATGTGTCACCTTTATACTTTTAATTTTAATTCCATCAACATCAAAGATTAAATCTTCAATGGTGCTTTGTACAGCATCCTCAATGCCATCGTCAATAGGAAGTATATTTTCTTCCTCATCAATGTCAAGCATTAAAAATACTTTAACTTTCATTTACTTCCTCAATCATTCTTTGTAGATAAAATAATGCTTTTTGTAAATCCTCTTTTCCATTCTTATATCTATATCTCCACAGATATTTTAGTATATTGCCTTGTAAGTAATACTGATATCCCTCACCTGTTGCGGCTTGTATTGCATCTAAACATTCTATGCCATGTTGATTATAATGAGGTGGATTATTAACCATGTCTTTTAGATTAGGTGTAAAAGCATCTTCAGAGTACTCAGGCATAACATCCATTAAATCATTATTCTTTCTCACATTTGCCCCCAATCAATTGTTATTACATTACCTTTTTTAGAAACTATTTTTGGATTACTCTTTACTTTATGTTCAAGTGCATCATGTTTATCCATCTCTTCATGCACTTGAGCTTCATGTTCTTCTTTGTTTTTAGCATGAACTTTAGCTAAGAAATTTTTATCTTCAGTCATCATTGTAATGCATGTTCTAAGTAAACTCATCATTTTAAGAACATTGTCTATGGCTTCTTTTCCATACATGTTATCTTCAGAATAAAATAATTTAATATCTACATTGCCATCCCACGTACCATCCTTTTCTGTGCATCTAATAATAAGGGCAAAATCATTTTCGTTTATTACGTACATTATTTTTTTCCTTTAACCATTGAAGAGGTATAATCCTCGTTGCATATTTAAAATTGTTTTTATCGCACCACATACCATAAGTAGTCTTGCTTCCTTTATATAGTTTATTTCTTTCGTTTGTAAAGACAAATCGAATATCTAATTCTGGATGTTGCTTTTGTACTTCAATATGTTTTCTACGATCCTCACTAGTAAACAGTCCTTTTGTTTCTATAATAATACCATTATCTAGAACAAAGTCAGGAGTGTATACTCTAAAACGTACATCTGTCCATTTGATCTTGAACTCTTCATAGCGAACACAAGACTCATGCTCTTGTATAAACTCTGCTACTTTTTCTTCTAGACCACTACGATACTTACGTTTGTTGTGTCTTCTCCTCATGCTAAAGATATATACTCTACTATAGGTGGCTCTTTAGCTTGAGATACTTTAGATGGTAGCTCCTGTATGTTATCCCAACAATCATATTTATATTTGCAGAAGTGACACTCTTTAGGTAAGACCATGTTGCCTGATTCTTTTCCTCTGTATGTTTCAGGAATAGGTTCATAGCACCTCTCAAAAGGCTCATCATTATTTATGTAAGCAACTGTTGATTTAACTTCTTTCATTACAGCATCTTTGTCCATCTGCTCGGCTGATACGTACTTGAACTCGCCATTGCCTTTGTTGATTACCCACCAACCACCTACATCAGCACCTGTACCCTCTGAATAGATAGCTAATTGTGGTATGTAACCAAACGCATCATGCTCTGCTAGACTATTATAATTATCAAACTTATGCTTATATGACCAAGCTGATGCTGACTTAACGTCATCAACTTTACCATTTAAGATAAGATCGTATTCACCTGTA